AGTCTCATCGTAAAATTTGCACTACTTTAGTGTGTTCAATTTAACCTTACTATAGGATTTAATCCATGAATAGGAAAAAGAGAAGTACCACACGAGGTCCAAGGGAAAACTTTGGGCTTCGGGCTGATCGAGTTATAACAACTCTCGATCAGTTTGTTCGTCGCGATCTTAGGATGCCCCTCACGGGCCTTCCTCTCGATGCGGCGTGTTTTGTTAGAGAATGTCAGGCGACTGCTACTTTAAAAAAGTACAAGTACCTGGATGATGGCGCGGATCTTCGTGAACTTGCGTTCGCTAAGTTTCGCTCCATCAATAGCCATATGCAAAATTTGGAGGCTTTGAACTCTCCTCCTCTTACATTGGCTCATACAAATCTCTCCGTGTATCACCGCCAGCTCCTTCGAGCTCGCGCGACTGCACATGAGATTTTATATGAATTGGATATCGACACATTTTTTGCTTTTTGCAAGCATAGTGGCGGAGTCTCCCAGGGTATTAAGTACTCTGATTGCTCTATGGAACGTAAGTTCCAGTATCCAATCTCTACAACACGTTTAGCAAGACCTTTGCTAGATGCGTATTTTTGTTATGACACTATGTGTGACAACGCGGTTCAGCACCTGAATCGTATGGACCTTCACGGTCCTAAATACGAGTTAGTAAAGGCGTCGCGGGCTACGACGGTCCCAAAGACCAATAAGATTGATCGCATGATCGCCATCGAGCCTACTGCAAATATGTTTTTGCAACAGGGTTTGATGGAATACATGTACAGTCTTATGAAGTCTTTCGGCTTAGACGTTAGTCGCCTACCCGATAAACATAAATTATTGGCAAAGAAAGGTTCAATTGATGGCTCTTTGGCCACCATTGACTTTTCCTCCGCTTCTGATTGTTTATCGATCGATTTGGTCAGGTTTTTACTCCCGACCAAGTGGTTCAATTTGTTGAATCAAGTTCGTTGCTCTACAATGACTCTAAATGAAGAGTCCGTAGAGCTGAGCATGTTTTCAACGATGGGTAACGCGACGACCTTTCCTTTGGAAAGTATCGTCTTCTATTGCCTGGCTTCAGCCAGCCTTCACACTCATGATAGGAAGCATTCCGCTTCTTTATTATGTCCGGTTTATGTCAAAAATGACGTATCCGTTTTTGGTGATGACTGCATCGTTCCAACTCGTTCTGCTGATTCTTTTATGAATCTTGCAACGCGGGTCGGTTTTATAGTGAACTCTGAGAAGAGTCACTATAGAGCTGACGATGGCTTTAGAGAGTCCTGTGGGGGTGATTACCTCCACGGGACTGATGTTCGGCCGTTTTGTATAAAACGACCTACCTCAAACACAGAGCAGGCATTCATCGCATGGTTATATAATGCTTTAAACCAGGTCTTAGAGAAGTACATTTCGTACTTCGGGCCCTTAAAGTATGTATATAATCGCCATGCGATTGCATATCTGTTTCGTGTTATCAGACGTTACCGAGAATACCCTTTCTTGGTACCCGATGACTTTCCTTCGGACGCTGGCCTCCAATTGTCTCTCGACAATAGGAGGATCAGCGCCTGTTACTCTGTAAATTTCAACAGAATAACGAAAGATGAGCACGGTACCGTTTTCTTCAACTTCCTCAACTTCCGCTTTAAGCAGAAGTCTAGGCAGGATGATTTCATACGACTCGCATCTGACCTTAAGGTCAGATATGCGTCAGAGAGATCATTAGGAGAACGGTCCTTGTTTAATCCCATCCGAAGGATAGGAGGATACGTTGTAGCTAGGACTTCTTCTGGCCATTGGCCAGTCGAAGTCTAACCGAAAGGTTGTTCGAAAGTTGCAGGTGCAGCTTTCGTCCAAAAAAAAAAA